CTTTGTCTGCGAGTTCTTTAGCCGTTGCTGTTCCATAACTTCCTGTGACAGCAGAACCAGTAAAGGTGTAAGTAACATCAGTGTTGATATAAAATGCTTCATCTTTTCTATTTGTTTCATCTATTGTTACAGTGTAGATACCAATCGCATTTCTCTCTGCTTCGGTCCATACTGTATAAATATTTTGTGGGTACTGATTGTCTCCTATTGTAATTCCTTTGTTGCCTTTTGGGAACTGTGTAATTTTTCCTGATTCTACTAATGCAAACATATTTACTCCTATGATAATGTTAGGTTAAGACTTCTACCTACCTCTATAAACTTTGAGCCATTATATCTAAATACAAAATGATCTCCCTTATTAGCTGTTGTGGTTAGTGTTGGTGCGGTGTCTCCTACAAATTCATACGCAGCATTGAATGTAACTGTTCTTGAACCTGTGCCGTCTTGTATAATAGTAATAGCTATAAACTGTCCTGTTTGTGGATTAGCAGCTGCACCTAAAGTTCTGTTACCACCTAATGTTACTTTTGCTACAGGTTGTGTTGACGCGCTCCAAGATATTGTAGAGGCATCTGTCAGTGTAGCCTCTGGGTTAAAAGCACCTCTTTCAAACTTTGTGTTAGCAGTAGAAAATACCATGAGGTCACTACCACCTAATTTAAAATCTATTTGATCATCTGTATCTGCATGAAAACTTGTGTCCCCATCTACGTCTAGTATTAATTCTTCACCATTTAAATCTCTGTTCATAGGACCACCGACTGCACCAGATATTTCTACAATAAAGATTGATGCTCCACTTGCAGGCGCTGTGGTAAATGTAATCTGTGTTCCTCCTGTAGCTAGTGTATAGTCTGTTCCAGGTAATTGAATAACACCATCATGGGATACTAATAGCTGTGCAGGAGAACCTACTTGTGTTCCTAAACTAAATGTTGTGTTAGAACCATTGTAAGTATTACCACTAGTGTCTAAGACACTGAAGGTTCCGTTTTTAATTGATTGTCCTATGTATGCCATTATGTTGTTTTAACTCCAAATACATTTATTATTCCGTTGCTTATATTACCACTATTAAAATTAAATTTTACTGCATTTATGGTAGACCTGTCTAGATAACTAGTTCCGCCAAAATTTCTAATAAAATATCCATCTGACCTGTCGTGAACAGTATCCCACATTAATTTAGGGTTAGAGTTTTGACTATTAAAATTATATAAAGTAAGTCTTCCAGAAAAACTTTCACCATCTGCGTTTCCTACACCATTTGAAATAGCTGTTCCTGATGCTGCAACAACCTCGTTTTGGTTATCTGTAGAATCATGAGAACCACTGTCATTAACTGTTGTTCTGTTAGCGATACTTCTTTGGTCTATGTTTCCATCATTAGATAAATTATCTTTTGATACTCTGATAAAAAATGCTTGGTCATCTGAAGCAGGTCTAAGGTTTAAAAACTCAAATACATATATAGCATATGTACTAGTTAAAACAGTGCTATTAAAAGTTACATTAGCTGACCCGCCTGAAACATCACCTAGATTTCCTGATGTTGCTAAATAATTTTTTGATAAGCCACTCACAGTGCCTGTAAAGGCAAATGTGTCACTTAAATCTATACCTGTTGATGCTACTGTTGTTTTACTCACTTATCTCTCCTATGGTTTTGTAGGCCATGTTGCGTTTTCACA